TTTTCTTCTTGTGCCAAATGATATTCCATACGTCGGGGTTGATGCCCATGCAATTATACATTAAGGCATCGGTTGAGTCATGCCCATCGTCGAAATCACGCACTCTAGTCGTATTGGAGCTATTGTCTCGAAAGAATTTGGTACCAATTGGGCTGACTTCGCCTTCTTTGCTTTGGATGAGGGCGCAATGCACTTTGATCCACACACCGGTGTTGTTTTTGAATTGGATGCAAGTTTTGACTCCTGAGAAGAAGACAGTATTTCCCACTCTGTTATTGGTTCGTTCGGGGGTTTCGTCGGAGAATCCGATGGCGTCGCCATAGAGAGTTTTAACAAGCTTGCCGTTATCATAGTCAGCTTCATGGACGACTTCAGCTGTTTTCTTAGTGGATGGTTGAGGACGTAAATATGATCTTGCTTTTTTAAATGTACTATATGATCCTCTTATAGCTTTAGCAATGCCGCGCCTATTTTTCCATCCAAACTTGATTACTGAAGCTATCCTACGTGCATTTCTAATAGAACGATATCTACTAAGGGCAGCACGCCCTGCCATTGTGCCCACGGCACGTGTGCCATATCTCACGAGTGCTGAAGACATAAAATATAACTTTACCCGTAAATATGTACATATAACGGGTCAGCCCTTCCAGGCATATAAAGAATTTACTTACGCTTAATGATGGTTTTTGTCAGGTAATGTCCGAGGCGAAGCCGAGGCTCAATTTTAGCGATTTTAGCGATTTATGAGCGATTCAACGGCTGGTTGAAGTTTGTTGTAGAAGTAGCTTGGCCTAGTATTACCCAAGCTACTTCTCCTACACCTACAAACTCATAATTTTGCCATGGCGGCAAATAACAATCCGGTCGCGCGGTGGTGCGTGACCGTGAATAATTGGACGGAAGATGACGTCACGTCGGCATCAAATTTCTTTGAAACGGATGTAGTAAAATATGCAGTCATGGGAAAGGAAGTGGGTGAACAAGGAACTCCCCACCTGCAAATTTTTTTTATTCTCACAACTACCCAACGATTCTCCTGGGTACAGACTAAGTTCCCTCGGGGACATATCGAGAAGGCTCACCATTCAAGTCAACAAAATTCGGACTACTGTAAGAAGGAAGGCGATTTTGACGAGTGGGGTGATTTACCATCTGATCAAGGCAAACGGAATGACTTGCTTGATGCCATCAAATGGGCCGAGACTATTGCAGAGGAGAGAGGCCGTCCCCCCACTTCCCCAGAGGTTGCAGTTGAGTTCCCTGTTATCTATTGTCGGTATCCTCGTTTCACACGAACAATTACTCGCAGAGCTCAAGCAGTACTTTTTGAGGAAGGAAATGGTGAACCAGTTGGTTGGCAACGAGACTTGGAGGGAATTTTAGATGGAGAGGCTGATGATCGATCGGTCTATTTTTATATCGATTATGATGGACGTAAGGGCAAATCTTGGTTTCAGCGATATTACTATACCAAGCATGTTGGGGATGTTCAGTTGTTGTCTAGTGGAAAACGTGAGGACGTGGCTCACACTATTGATATTTCGCGCCGTGTTTTTTTCTTTAACATTCCCAGAGACAGTATTCAGTACTTGCAGTATACTATCTTGGAACAGTTGAAGGATAGGGTTATCTTCTCTCCTAAGTATGAAAGTCAAACTAAGATGATCAACCATAAAGTACATGTGGTTGTTTTCACCAATGAAATGCCGGACAATACTAAAATGAGTCGAGATCGTTTTAAGTTAGTTGAAATTTAAATTAAAACTTATTACGAATATATGCTTGAAATATAGTTTGAACTTCCACTGTATTAACGATGGGATCGGCAGTTAGGTCGGTAGCAAATATTGGTTCAAACCAATAACATATATAAAAGGGCTGAGTGTTTATGGTGGCGGTTGCACTGTTAAATGTAATTTGTTTTTTAATTTTGGTATATCGCTCAAATAGCCAAAAGAATTTATTGTTAGGGTCGTCTGGCGGTGCGATTTCCGTTGAAGGCATAAGAGTTTTCTTCTTGTGCCAAATGATATTCCATACGTCGGGGTTGATGCCCATGCAATTATACATTAAGGCATCGGTTGAGTCATGCCCATCGTCGAAATCACGCACTCTAGTCGTATTGGAGCT